CGATCGGCGATGGCTTGCTGCTTCTTATTTTCTTCAGCTTCGTCCGCTGTGCGGATCTCCTTGTCGATCTTGGCCATTTCGACTTCGACATTCACATCGTCATCGAACAGTGACTTCAGTTTGATCCAGGCCTTGCGCAGAAAGCCAACGGTCGAGTTCCACATCGACTTAACTTGAGCAACGAATACCGACCAGGTGTCGGCGAGATAGTCGATGGTTTCGACCCAGGCGGTCTCAACGCCTGCCAGAGCATTGATGAGCACGCCACCGATCTGAACAGAAACGTCGCCAGCGATGTCGACGAGTTCACGAAGCCGAATGAATCCTTTCTTGAGGAAGCCGATCGTGGAGTTCCAGCCCTTCTGAACTGAGGTTGTGAGGATCGTCCAGCCATCGGCCATGAAACCCAGCGTTGCATTCCATACGCTGGCGAGGCCTGAGAGCGCACTGATCAGTACATCACCGATCGCATAAGCTGTGTCGCCCCAGACATCGGAGAGATAATTGGTGAAGTCGGCCCAAACGCCTTTGAGATAGGTTGTGCCTTTGATCCACTGCAGCTTGAGATAGGTCCACAGGACGTTGGCTGCGGCGGTAATGTCACCGGCAGCCAGTGCATTGGCGATCGCACCAAAGGCTTTGATCGTATCGGCCTTGAGTGTTTCGAAGACGCCTTTCAAGTACTCGATCGCTTGGCCAGCGATGCCGGTGGAGTAGATGAAGTAAGCACCGAGCGCCGCAACGGCCGCGACAACCAGACCGAGAGGCGTGAACAGAGCGCCGATCATGGTCACAAGAACGCCGATCGCAGTTCCCACCAGCGAGAACATTGAAGCCAAACCACCGACCGCAAATGCAGCCACACCAGCTGCGCTACCGATGCCGATGAACGCTGCGCCGACACCAACCACGCCAGCAACGATGAGGGCGACCTTCTTGACCACTTCCTGGTTCTTACCGATCCATTCAATCAGACCGGAAAGAGCCCGAGAGATTGCGTTCATCATTTTGGTGACCGAGAGGTCCAGCGATTCCCCAATCGCGATGGCCACGCCCTCGATCGAGCTTTTCAGGATTCGGAACGCGCCACCGATCCCAGCATCCATATCGCGGGCGGTCTTGTCCGCGATGCCATTAGATTTCTGCAAGTCCGCGAGCAGCTTCTTGGTATCGGTGACTGTCTTTCCGATGGCTGAAGCACTGGTAATCCCCATCAAACCAAAGACTTCGTTGAATGCTTGCGCTCGGTCACCGGTCCCCATATTGGCCGATGCAGCGGCAACTTCGCCAAGAACGTCCACAAGGTCTCGCGCGTTGCCTTGAGCATCTTTGGTAACCACACCGAAAACTTCTTTGAACTTCTCGGATTCAGCGGCGCTGAGGGTAAGCAAGCGGCGCAATGCAGTACCGGCTTCACTGCCTTGAATACCGAGGTTTCCAAGAGTACCTAGAACCGCCAGTGTTTCTTCCAGACTCATGTTGGCATCTGCTGCCACGGGACCTGCGTACTCCAGTGCTTCGCCAAGAGACTCGACCGAGTTGAAGGACATGTTTGCTGCTGCGGTCAATCGATCCGAGACTCGCACAGCATCGGTCGCTGCCAGGCTGAATTGTCGGATCGTAGCTGACATAATCCCGGAGCTAACAGTTGCATCTGTCCCAGTGGCTCGGGCGAGGTTCATTACCGCGCCGGTCATGTCCTCGATCTGCTTGGGAGAGAATCCGGCTCGACCGAGTTCTGTCATCAACGAAGCAACCTCGCTGGCAGAAAAACTGGTGGTAGCTCCCAAGTGCTTCGCTTTGTTACGCAGCGATTCCAAGGTCGCGCCAGTTGCATTGGCTGCCGCTCCAGCGGCCCGAATCGCATCGTCGAAACTGGTATAAACGGCGAGGCTGGCTCCCACAGGTGCGGCCGCTGCGACACCAAGGCCAGTGAGCTTGGTGCCAACCAGTCGCGTGGATGCACCGAAAGATTTGAGCCGCTTTTGCGCAGCTTCAAGCCCCTTGAGGAACTGGGCGCTCCTCGCGGTCAGCTCGACGTAGGCTCCTCCGGCTTTGACTTGGGACATTGCAACTCGGCTAACTTGGGTTGAAAACTCGCACCGAGCATCGCGGCTGCTTGTTCAACAGTTCCGCGAGCAACGATCGGCTTTTGTTCTGCGTAGGGATTGAAGTCATCGGGCCTAAATGGCTTGCGACGTCTCTTGCGGTCACGGTTCATCTCGGCCATTAGTGCCATGATCGTGCTGGCGACATTCCAATCGTGCTGACGTCTGGCCTCAGCCATCAGCACAAGTTGGCGAAGCGTTAAGGGGCCTGGATCGACTCCGACGATGCCGGCGAGCCTGACGATGAGTCGCTCAATGTCGGCACAGCGAGCTTGCGTTCGAGATCTTCGACGAGCTTGTCGACTAAGTTCGGATCGTCCAGTCGCTTCTCGATCGCATTGATCCCCCGAGTCTCGATCAACTTCTGTTTCTCGGCCGCCTTCCGCAGAAGACGGCGTCGGGACTCCGGGAAGTAATTGATCAACGCTTCGAGGAGTGCACCGGTTGCATCGTCGATCGAGTTTCCAGCGAGGCCCTCACCGAAGGCTTCGTCCGTGATCTGCTGCTGATCAGCTTGCGGCTTGCAAATCGCAAATAGCACATCGCCGAGGAGCAACGGATCGGTCGAGAGTCGTGTGATCAAATCACCGTCGATCGCTTCCAGCAGATGCACGCCTGTGAGAGTCTTCACGCGGCGCAGCGTCGTGTTATCGATATCCACAATCCAAATGCGACCGGCGCGGTCAACAAACTTCTGCATGATGCCTCCCTGAGTGTTATGAATCCTCTAAACCAACGACAACGCCAGCGATCAAGGACCAGCCAAGCCAGGTCCAACATTCATGCCACCACCGGAACTCGATTGAGTTGGCTTGAGAGTCACATCTGCGGAGATGACCTCTTCCAAGTTCTGGTTGACATTGAAGGTCATCACTTCGCAGGTCAGTGTGAGCGTGCCACCAGCGTCGCTGATGCCGACATCACAGGGATCACCACTGCTCCACAAGCCTTGAAGCAAGCCGAAAGCGCTATCGCCATCCTTGTTCAGCACTGTGAACTCGATGGACGCATCCTTCAGCGTTCCGACCGTTGCGCGCCAGCCATTGTTGGCACGAGTACTAGCATCAGCTTCGGCCTTTTCAAGGCTGACCGTCAAATCCTTGACATTGGTGATCTCGGCTCCGTCGATGGTGAGGACGGCTTCGAGACCAAGTCTTACTTCTGGCATCGTGAATGATTCCTTATGGCGAACGTTTACTTAACTGAGTTGGCCCAAAACATGGGGAGCCGACTCCGGTTGGCATCCAGTGCCGGCTTCATGAAGGGGCGCTTGGGGTAATGACGAGGTTTGTTGTCACTGCGACGCTCGTTCTCTTCAGCAACCAAGCGAGTGGCTCGATTGGCTTGTGCTGCGGTTCGCAACTCGATCCGCGCAAACTTCGTCTTGTTTCCTTGCTGCTTGATTCGGATCGGCCCATGCTCGCCAACTCGAAAGCGATGTGGCTTCAGCTTGCGGCGTTTGGTTGCCACGCCACCGAATTCATGCAGATTCCAAAGCCGGCCCGCGATCTCATTCACAGGCCCGATGATGACTTCGGTTTTGTTATTGGTTACTTCGTAGCGAATCACTCGCCTGAGCATGCCCGTCTGGGTATTCGGCGGGCTTCCTGGCTTGGATGGATTCTTACGCTTACGAATGCTCCGACTTGCTGTTTTACGGATGGCACCGCCAGCCTCGCTGATCGATGTAAAGGTGGCAGTTTCCACCTCCTTCTTGAGCTTTCGCTTGTCGAATTGAGTTCGAACGGTGAGCCTGATCATCGCGCCAGTTCAAAGGTTAAGGTCAACAAACTCGTAAACTGACGAAGCTGCTCCCAGTGTTCGCTGGAGTACAGCACTGCATGCTCGGCCTTTACGCATCGAGCCGCTTGAAATGAGACGAGCCGCTTCAAGCGAAACTCGTCGGCGATCTTCTCAACCAGGTCCACCAGTGGGTCGATCTCCTCATTGGTTCCCTTCGAAAACTTCTTCTGCACCGCAACATCCACACGGCAGTGGTATCGGTTGTGGGCGCGATCATGAGGCAATAACTCGACGTCGCGAGGCACCACGCTGACGCGAAGTTCCTTCATGTCTTCGAGGTCGAAGTTGGGAACGTACAAACGCTCGGCCACGAACTCGAAGTCGAACTCGGCGGCATTGAGCTGAGCGGTAACGCTGTCTGCAACTTGTAGAACGGTCGTCATGAGGGATGGGATTCGATCTGTTTGGTGTGGATTCGGAGTTTCAAACGGAATGGGTCGCTGTAGCGCCAAGGTGGGTCGCCACCAAGGGCCATCACTTCAAATATGAAGGTGTGGTTGCCATCGATCTCGACGATCGTGTCACCGCGGCGCGGCAACGTTCCGATGATCGACTGGAGCAGAGATTGCGTGTCGATCAGGAAGTCGCGAACTTGGCTGCGAGTGACAATTCCCTCGCCGTCGTCCTGGTCGTACAGCGACTTGCCGATCGTGGCTTGGAGCGTGGCTCCAAGCTCTCCTCGGCGATACACGACCTGGCGAGACGCGTGCTGGGTGAGTTTGGAGGCAAGCCACTCCTGGCCCTTTTGAAGCATGTCTGTCATGACTCGGCTTTTGCCTTCGTGTTGCCCAGCAGCTTCGATGCCTTCGTTCGAACTTCATCGAGCCAAACCGCATCGGCGCGGCGTTGGTACTCGGAAGCAACGGCATTCGCCTCTTCGTCAAGCTGTTGCTGACGAAGCGTTGTTTGACGAACGGGCTGGGCTGGTTCTGGAGTTAAGAAAGCAACGGGCGACGCTTGCTTGAGTTGCTCGGGTTCCCGTTTCTTCGCAGGAATCAGGGCAACTGCCAGCAGGACGACGACCACAATGATGGCGATGGCTAATAACATTTTTTTGGTTGAACCTCATCAAGGAGAATGGATTGGGTTAATGCAACGCTCAGCTAATGCCGCGCTTGATCAGAATGAACACGAGCAACACGGCCGCGATTCCGATAAGTGCGACCGTGGCGATCTCGCCTTGCACCGACGAGTACTGCATCGCGCGGACAGCGAGTTCGGCCGGCTTGCCCGTTAAGTGTTCAAGCTGTTGCGGAGGGATCTTCTTGACATGCCAAAGGTCCGTTATGTTCTTCGGACCATAGAACTTATGGCCGGCACCTTCCTTCCAGCCATAGAACGCCCATTCATGCGCGCCCATGAAATCTTTTCGCGTCAAAACGGGATGCTGCTTATCCCAGATGATTGATTGCGAGAAGTACAGCCCATGCTTCTTCAGCACTGGTGGGTAGTTGCCGCAGTTGGCATAGCCTCCCCAGATGTAGAAGCAACGTCCTGGCAGTAAGACTCGGGCAATGTTTCCAAACCAATCATCAAGCAGCTTGTCGAACGCCTCGTCGCTGACGAAGTCATTTGCAAGCGGTCGATCCTTTGGACGAAGCTTCTTGTGAGTCGCTGCATGTTTTGGTTTGCCCGTTTCGTGATCGACACCAAACGAAGCGGCGTTGCCTTGTCCTTGCTTCAGCCGGCCCGATGCCCCATCGTTCGAGAACGAAGACAAACCCGCAGCGATCGCGTTATTCGATCGCGGTTCGACCTTTACGTTGTAGGGCGGATCTGTGTTGCACAAGTGGATCGCAGCGCCGGCCAAGAGCCGATCTAAGTCCGCCGGCGACGACGAGTCACCACAGAGTAGCCGATGGTTTCCGAGGATCCAAAGATCGCCTGGTTGGGTATCCACCCTCACTTCCAAAAAGCGCGATCATCGATTGTGCAGTGAGTTGGCTACTCTCCGCGTGAGAAACTATGGCATTCGTTACTTCGTGATTTTGTGGATAAACCGCCCAAGCGCCTTTGGCTGGCTTTGTCCCCGAATCGACAACCATTGCGAAGAGACAACCGGGGTCAACAAAATCATAGAGCTTATCCTTAGGACAATTCCCCTCTAGTCTCCAGTTCTTTTCCTGTCGCTTAATGCGGTGCAGCTTAGATTCAACACCTTCGTCTGTTTCGTACTTCAATTCTAGTTCGATGTTGTCGTCGTCCTTTGCAGCGGGAAATACACGATCAACAACATCACCATCAAAGTTAATTGCTCGCTGCTTTGCTCGCTCTTTATTCAATCGTCGATATGAATGAAACATGCCTAGCTCGTTATGCTTGAGCAAGCGAAGAATTACGAAACGCATTACTTTCTCCCCGCAGTAGTTTTGATAAGTGCTGGCTCAAGCCCCAACAACTGAATCCGGATATCTTCAAT